TTTGGTCGTGCTCTATAGAGCGACAAAGCAATTCCGACAATCTCAGGCATATTACCGCTTTGATCCATAGAAGCTAAGGCTACGTCCATTTGGTCTTTCATAGAGGTTCTCATAGCATTACCAATAAGAGGGTTTGCTAAGACATACTGTAAGCCGTCATACTGTCCGCTTAATAGTTTTTGTCTAAGCATTTCCCTAGCTCCCCCTATGAACATATCAGGATCAATACCCATATCCTTAAGGTCTGCTTCACTTCTTGGGAACTCCATACCATTCCATGACGCTTTACCAGCTAGCATTGCGTCAAACATTGGCTGTAGTGTAGCCATTGCATTACTTCTAGCTAACTCGGTTTTCTGTTTCATGAGTGCTAGTTTTTGTTGTCGTGCTATCTCAGTCTTGATGTTAGCTACTGCATGGTTATATAAAGGAGCTATTAAGCGGTAATCTTCAGGGCTTTCTTCTTTCTTTTTCGCATAGTACTCGTCAAGCCCCTCTACAGTTTTAATTGCTTCAATATCTTTATTGAGTGCGACAAATCTGTCATTTCTAATCTTTACTGCTTCTGTATTTGCTCCATCTTTGTAGTCCGACAAATCAATTACGTCTTTCACTCGACGTCTATCGTCGTACTCCATTTGTCCAAAGGCTTCTACTAGGTCTGCATTACCAGTCTTAGAGATTGCTTCTGCTACGTTGCCTAATAGTTTGTACTCAAGGTTACTATCACTTGTCGCTGTCTCACGGATATTTGTGATAAAGCTCTCAAGGTATGGTGTGCCATCTTCTACAGTAATGTCAGGGTTATTCCGTGCGAAGTCCCCTACCATTGCAGTAATACCATTGACACGCTCTAGCTTCAGTTGAGTTTCTTTACGTTTCGTAAAGGTATCAAATACAGCCATCTTAGTCGCCATATGTTGCTCTTCAAGTCCGCCTTGAAAGGCATATTGGTTTTCGATGTTTTCCTCACTCATGTAGTCCTTAAGTCGTGCCTCATAGAACTCATCGAATGTATTGAATTGTCGTGGTAAATCAGGCTGTTGCTGATGTTGGTCGTCATAGATTTGCCAGTCGCTCTCTATACGTTTCCCCATCTCAGTACCTCTCATGCGGTCAATAGTTGCCACTGCATACTCATTGTCCTGTAGATTGAACTTACCACTTGTTGCTAAGATTTGTCGTGTAGTCAAGCCCTCTTTCTGAGCTTCAGTCATACTTGTGTATAGCTGAGGAGCTATGGCTTTCGCTATTTTTTCTTTACGCTCCTCTTCATCATTTGTGTATTGTTTCCACGCTACTCCTAGTTGAGACAAACCTGTTGCTAATAGGTCTGCGTCATTCGTAAAGCGTGCCATTGGTGAGCCTACGGAGGCGACATTAGACAAATTTTGTTGATACGTCTGAGGTGCGTTTGGCATAAACTGTTGAGCAGTGCCTATAGAGCCACTCACTTGTGTATTGTTATTTGCCATCTATAATTGTCCTCCATTGAAAATGTATTGATTGTTGTCTTGGTTATACCCTATGCGTGGGTTACCAAATCTAAATGGTTGTCGATAAGAAGTACTTAAGAGTTTAGGGTAGTCCATATTGATTGATAAGGCTGTAGCAAAGCCATTAGCACTGTACTGATAGCTTGCACTATTTGTGTCGTATCGAATATTAGGGTTGCCATAATTGATTGCCTTAGGATCATTAACTGTATACCCTAGCACTCCTCTGCGTGTATCTGCTAGGCTAAAACCATCGTTAGCACTGGTTCGCCATGGGTTCTGACTAGCTGTCCTAAAGGTGTAGTCAGGTTCCCATCGTTTCATAAGGCTGTCTACATGAATACCACTTGTACCACCTACACCGCTCCCATCGCCTATCTTAGCTATTCTATTAGCATTCATATTCTTATAGTCGTTATAAGCCGACATTAAAGCACCAGCTTGACTAAGAATACCACCTATTAGAGTTGGGATACGAGGTGTTTCAAGGTGAGACAAATATTCTCTAGTGCTCAGGAATACACGCTCTTTGTTTTGATCTATCTCATCACTCTTACGGATATAATTGTCTTTCACTTGATTTGTCGTGCGAAGTCCATCAGCTTTCGTAGAGCGTACCAATAGCTTTGCTGTTTTACCACTTTGGTATTCTCCAGTGCTTGCCTGTACGCTTTCTTCAAGTCCTCTTGCCTGCATACGAATAGCCCCTAATTGAGCTACACTAGCTTCAAAGGCATTTCTACGCTCATTCTCAAAGTTACCTAAAGAGTAATTCATTGTCTTAATGGCTCCTTTAGCCTGTGCAATGATTTGGTCTGCCTGTGCTTCTGCTTGTCTCCTCTGAGCTCTATAGTTGTTATAAGCACTCAATAGTTGCATACCCATTCCGATTGATGTATTGCCTCCTAAAGAGCCAGTAGTAGCTAGTCCTCCAGCATTCATAGCTCCTAATAGCTGTGTATTAGCTGTACCCATAAGTCTCCTCCTTTCTATATTTGTCTAAATTTATACGTTACAAGTCCTTGCCATACTGTTGTGTTAAATGCACTTGGTAAAGGGCTTGTATTGATTACTGTTACTTCAGTGTCTGTATTGCGTCCCATAAGTGGAACTCGGAACTCTCCAGTCTCTAGTGGGTGTATACCAACTTGATTACTTGGTGTACCGACAATACGTGCAGTCATCTTATAATGCTTAGGTGTCTTACCAGTAGCGTTTACAATGACTTCAAACTCTCCTGTGTTGTCATAATTGATGTGCAGGAAGCGTAGCTGTAGTCTGTCATTAGGTATCGTGTCGGTACCTGTTTGACTTGCCTGTTTAATAAAGAATGTGCTGTAGATAAACTTAAACTCATAGGCTACTCCTATGAAACATTCAAAGTCCTCCAGTGGTTCTACTTGGTGTGGTATAACTACAGTATCTTTTCCTGAGTACACTGAGCCGTTCTTAAGTACTATTGTGTACTCTCTAGGCTCAGAATAAGCGTCCCCATAGATTGATTTGACGTCATACTTCATCTCCTTGGTGTCTTTATCAAAGGTACCATGTAATGTCGTTTTAAACTTCCTGTCAAGCATTACTCGGTATGGTTCTGAGACAAAATCTTTTGTATTGTAGCTAATTGGTAATTTCTCAAGGAATGTATTGCCACCTCGGTTAATTACTAAGTACATAACAGAATTGATAAAGTCAGCACCTATAATCTCCCCATCGAATGTCCATCGGCTCCAGCTGGCTTGTGCCTTGCTGTCGTTTAGGAATAGGAATTTGTAAATATATATGGTGTCCCTTTGGTTGTCGCTTAGGGCAATCAATAAGTTCTCATTGTTACAAGACTTAAGAGAATAAATGCTATTCTTTAAGAAGTTCGGAACGTGCCCTGTAACGTCTGTAGCGTTCTTTTGAGTAGTACTATCGGCTACTGCAAAGTATTCCTGTACAGTCGTAAAGTCTGTCTTATGAGCTGTAAAGTATAAGTTACGTCCTACACCTATAGGCTTAACCCATGTATCAGCGTCAAACTCAGTTACTTGGTCGATGACTGCTGTCTTAGGACTTAGTACTCCTTCAGCTCTCAAAATGAATTGTGTCTGAGCACTAAAGAGGTATAAGTCTTGATTGAATGGTACCGCATTGTATAGTGTACTTACTCGGTTGTGAGATACTTGTAAATCAATAGGATCTGTATCGACAATAGAAGTAGCACTATCTACCCAGAAATTAAAGAAGTCTGATGTCCTCGACAAATTGACTGCTTCCCCTGCAATTATCCCTAAGCGATTTCTAAAGAAGAAAATATCGTTTATCTTATTACCGACAAAAGATGGTGTAGGATTACTATCCTCATCACCAGTCTTTCTCTCATTCCAATCAGCGGTCGTACAAGTGAATGTGCCATCAGCTTCTCTTCGTAAAATATAAGGCATTGTCGTAAAGTCATACTTAATGGTGATGTTAGGTTTTGCACACTCTTTCCAAATGTGTAGTCCACTGTCATATTTTACATAGTAGTCGTCATCGCTTTCTTTCTCGCCTTTTACAAGCACTGTGAAGCCATCAGGAGCTGTAGATGGTAGTATCTCAAACCTTGTTGTTGTGTTAATAAATAACTTTAGTGCTTCTCCATTGAAGCCGTCAGATACACTTATATCCTTTAGGTTTCCAATTAGCTGTATCCAGTTGCTACCTTTGATTACTACTGAGCCTTGTACCCCAGCAGGAGCGAACATATCCTCTTTAGAATACGTTTTATCTTTATAATAATATGTTGTTGTTCCTGCCCAGTGGCTGTTATCACTGCCTCCCCATCTACCTTTAGTCGACTTAGTAATACCATATGTACGCATTTCGTCATCTGTAAGGCTACTAAATTTCTTCTTAAAGTTACCTGCAAGTTTCTCGTATAATTGATTAGCGATATAATCTGTAGCTATCATTTTAGAATGGCTTGCAGCACCGCCATCAGGTGTCTCATAGGTATACTCTTGATCTTGAATATTGACTGTATATTTACGTCCATATTGTCCTTGTCGAACGACAATTAAAGAACCTTGTTTCTTCCAGTCGTCTGAAGATTTTTCATTATTATTCATTTCTACTACTTTAGTAGTGTTTACAATGAATGTGTGATCCGCTACTGTTATTGCCTTAAGTTGCTTATTAGGTTCACTAGAGGTAATATATGCTTCTGCATTATTCTCCATCTTTACTGTTTTCTCATTGCCATTGATGTCGAATATCTTAAGACTATCTCCAGTAAAAGCGACAATATATCTCTCTAGTTCATCACGATTGATGAGGTGTACTTTAGTTTTCAATGGTAGTACTGGTAGTCTCCTAATGTGCTGTGTAGGAGGTCTCTTTTGTAAACCACCTGCCTCTGTAGAGAAGCCATTAATCTGCTCTTCTAGTTGCTCTGCATGACGCAACTTAGGAGGCTGTTGAGATATACCTGCAATGAGGTTCTTTATTGTTTGTTGTATAAGTGGCATTAGTTACCCCCTATTCATGTAGTTCTGTACAGCAGGGTTCATGAGTACATTAGATTTCTCTAAGGTAATTTCTGCTTCCATCATTTGCATATATGCTTGAGCTTCCTCTTGTTGTAGCTCTTGCATGATTGTAGGATCGCCTAAGTAGCGTGCGACAAAATGGTGAGCTGTCCTTACTGTAATATATTGTCGGAATACCTGAGGCATTTCCTCGAATGGTACATATTGAATTACTTTAGCTGTCAGTGGTGATACAAACCTGTCTGTATTATTTGTTACATCGTAAAGCCACTCATCACGCTTTCTAACAATACGCTTATCACTGAATTGAATAGACAAAATTGTGTCGTCCCAGTGAATACGTTTAGTATTGTCGTCAGGTGTCATGACATAGTTCTCTATTGTATTAAACGTCCAGCCCATAACTTGGATAGCTCTTGTCTCAGCTTCAAGCATACGGACTGCATTGATTGTATCGACATTCTCACTGTTTTCTAAAGTGTCTACAGGAGCCTCACCCATAGCTCCGCATATTTCATTCACTGCGTCCAATTTGGTTAGTGGTGTTAAAATCATAAGTTCTCCTTAGACAAAAAAGGGGATAGCCATAAGACTACCCCCATAGAGTTGTTAAAGATTATTTTGCAAGAATAATACCGCTTGCTTCAGGACGTAAACCGCCATGACCTACAGCGTTCTTAGCAATAATCATATCAGCTTGCAACTCAGAACGACGTGCGTGCTCTAATTGCAAGTCTTTAAGTTTTACAGTTGCTACTGCTGTACGATGTGCACAAACAGCCAATGCACCTGCATAATCTGTAGGGAATACGTGTCCCTCAGGAGCTGTGCCTAACATACCTGTTTTGTCTGCACCGCCTGCTTTCAAGTGAGGTACAGCGATAATTTTGAAACCGCAAAGTTTATCAATGTTACCATCGACAATAGAAGCTACTGCACCATAGTCTCGGTTGATAGCGTCTTTAGAAGTGATGATAGCACTTTCTACTTCAGGTGTGATGTATGCAAAGCGTTCTTCTTCAGGAACGTATTGAGTAGTCCATTTTGCTTTCATTTCAAGCAAGCCATCAATTACTGCTTTACCAGTCTCATAATTGATACCAGCACCACCTGTAATGGTTTTCTCTACGACTACACCTTTGCCTAAACCAGTGATATTCTCAGTGTTCGCTTTGACTAACTTAGCGATTTCTGCTACTGTAGCACCATCGGCGGCGATTGCCAATGCTTCGCCTAATTGTTTAGCGTACTCACCACGAACATCGTAATGGTTCATAGCTTCAAAGATGTCTGTAATCAATACATCGGAAGTCAATAAGCCATCAATGTTGATTACTACTTCGTTGTGTGGAATTGCTTCACGCAAGTCGTCAAGGTTAGAACCTGCTGGCAAGTAATGAGCTTTACCACGACCAATTACAGGGAAAGAAGTAGACTTACCGCTGTCAATAGTTTTAATCATGTGGTTATTCATTACTTTAGAAGCTCGTGTGAAAGCTGTTAAAACCTCACCACTGAATACTTTTAAGAATAAGGTTAATTGATCGCCTGTGTTTTGTTTAGCGCCTTGTTGTTGATAATTTGTTACTCCAGCCATTAATTAATTTGTCTCCTTTTTACATTGTAAAATCACTGTTCATAATTTTTGTTTCTACTTGTTTTCGGTAGATTGGATCTTTTGAGTATCTTGGATCACTGATAGCCTCTACCATTTGTTGCTTCGTTTGGAAAGCATTTGTGTTCGCTGTAGTACCGCCTGTGGTTTGACCTAAGATAGTACTATTAGTTGTGCCATTAACTGCCTGCATATTCGCTTTGACACCTTGGATAACCATATTGATTACTCCTAAGTTGCCTCCATTAATTGCACTGTTAAAGTTGTCTACTGCTTGTTGACCTTGAGAGCTTACGAATTGAGCTAACTGTTTGTACTCATCTTCGCCACCTGCAAAGCCAACTACTGCGTTGTAGAATTTCTCTTGAGTAGCTTCTACACCTTGAATGTATGCGTCTACAACTTCCTTAGGGTAGCCAGCGTTCGCTAGGGCATCTAAAGAAGCGTTCGACAAATTACCATTTTTTGTGTACTCCTCTTCAAGAGCTTTAAAGTCTACATTGCGTTGTGCTAAGTCCTCAGTTAGCTTCTCTGTTGTCTGCCTTTGCTGAGCCATCGCTTCTTGCACTGTATTTGTCTGAGCGTCAACTTGTGTCGTAGCTGTTGCCTCTGTATTTGTGTTTTCTACTTGTTGCTGTTGAGCTGGCTCAGTTTGTACCTGTTGTTGTTGATTGTCGACTGTAGGCTCCTGTGGTGGCTGAGCGTCTACAATCTGAGTGTTATTTTGTGAATTAACTGTAATGTCCACCTATTGTGTTACCTCGCTTTCATTCATAGTGCTTGACATAGCCTGTTCTACTAAGGCTTGTTCTTGTTGTGCTTCCATAGCTTGCTGTTGTTCTTGTTGAATTTCTTCATCAGTCTTAATAAGTCCAGTAGTGTCGATACCTAAACTTGTCGCTATCGCTACTAACCATTGATTAATCTTCATGTATCCCATAGCGTCAGGCATTTGTCCTACAACGCTCATGAAAGTCATAAACTTATTAAAGTCATGTCCTCGACCTAAGGCTTCCATACCAGTTGTAATAGTAGGCTCGACAAAACCCTCAGGGAGTTGTGCTAGTTCGCCTTTAGCCATTAAGACTGCTAGTACTCGTCTTACAAGTGGCAACTGGAACTCTTGAGTTAAAATGCTATATACACCACTAAGAGTGTCCTCAAGCTCACTTGCGACTGTTCTGATTTCTTCTGCTGTTACTCGTTCTGCGTTTCGCTGTACGACATTAGACAAAAGAAAAGCAAACGATAAGCGTTGCTCAATAGTGTCAGCAGTTGCTTTTGTCGTTTGCATATCAGGGTATTTATTAAGTTGTAGTGCTTGAATATCTTCAATACGACCACTTACAAAGTCGCCCTCTTGAGCGTCCTGTAGAAGTTTAGGTCTTGTGATACCATTAGGGTTCACTAGGTATAGTGTGCGTGCACTGATAGAAGCCATTGTTACTAGAGCTTTTGATAGCTTCTCTAGGCTTGTTAAGTCGCCTAAGTATTCTTCTACCATTGAGCGTCCATAGTCCTCGTTACTCCCTTTTGTCATTCTTAAGACAATATAAGGGAATTTCTCTTTAGGATATGATTGCTCACTGCCATTAATGAGTACACCATCGACTTCGCTAAAACATTCATAGTTGTCATCTACTAAGTCGCATTTGGTATACACTTCGACTTCTTCATCGTCCTTTTTGTCAGGGACTAAATTATATGCTTCAGGAGGCAATGTGCGTTTGAGTAGGACGTCTTTGGTGATTAATGTAACTACTGTATCTACTCCATCACGCTGTACTACATAATGATTTAAGTCATAAAACTTAGTGCCGTCTCTGTCAGGCGGTAGGAATACTACTCCATTGCCAGTGATGATTAAGTGCCGACTTGCTTCCTGAGCTGTGGATCTGAATTGAATTTCTTCAAGATACTTTAGGCTTGCCTGTTCGTATCTCATGAGTGCTTGTTCAATCTCTTGTGTTTTCTCTTCGTAAACCTCAGGAGACGCATTGATAAGTTGTCGTTTCATTTCTGTCGACAAACCCAATTTAAAAAAGCCCTCATTCGGTGGGAATAGGGCAAGTACTAATTTGCTTGTTAAGTTGTTTACTCCTCGTGCTCCAATAGACTGATAAGGTGTATTGAATTTAGTATTACCATCGTCATTCTTATCGTGGAATACATGAGGAAGAGTTAGCTTTGCACAACTAATAGCTCGCTGTACATAAGGCTCTCGTTTACTCTCTAGTTTTGTGTAGAGCTCCTTAGCGGATATTCCTTGGTCTTGAGGCTGTGTAGATTTACGCTTCTTTGTCGCCATCTATACGTTCACCCCATTACCTCGTGTGCCATTCGTATTGAGCCCTGTAGTTGAAATTTGTAGTTCTCTCTTGCCTTTAGCTCTACGCTTACGCAAGCCACCGCCTTGAGTTTCTGCATATCTTTGCTGTGTACTATCAGGTGTCTCAGGTGCGGATACGGCTGGTGTTGGAATATCAGGTTGTCCACCACCAAAGAGTTTCTTTAGTCCTCCCATTGTTCTCCTTTCGTGTTCTACATATTCATAGGGTTATAGTCATTGTCTGTGTTTCGTTTGATTGTCAGTGCTTCCCTATTCTTTCGTACATAGTTAGGTGTTTCACTACCCAGCTGTGCGAACTCAGGTGCTTCTGCTTGAGTTGCAGGTACAATGTCTTTACCAGTTACTTGGGGGACTGGCTTAGCTTTACTCCCCCATTTCTGAGCGACTTTATTGAGTACCAAACCTACTGCAAGCTGTGCCAGCATAGTTCCCATAAGTCTCCTTTCGTCTTTTAAAGAATTAAAGTCCTCTATCTCGTGGGTACATTAGAGTTCATGCTCTAGTCTCCATGAGTTTAAGACATTAGTTACTTCATCAATAGCCATGATATATGCTATCTTTTGCTCTGCGTTAAGATCTTCTCTACGCAAGATTGAGTGTGTGTTAAAGGCTCGCTTGAGTTCATCAATGATAATCTCGTCAACTCTTGGTACTGGTCTGTCTAGGTTACTCATAGGCAAGTACCTTTACCATGTCTGTACAGATAGGCTCAAAGCCAGCTTTCTTATAACCATTCATAACCAGCTTAGCTGTTCGCCCTGTCGACAAAACATTACCACTGATGATTAGTTCTGCTTCATATCCTCTAGCTACTCTTTCAAGTTCCTTGATTGCTTCTCTCTGAATACCACTATAGCTAGTGTCGATACAGAATACTGTCTCTTCCATGACTACTGTCTTATCAGTCCACCAAAGTTTACCTACGTCAAACATTAGCACTCCTACAAGTTTACCTGTAGCGTCATACCATGCTCTGATTTTCCCCTTGGTGTTTTGTTCAAGGAGGTGCGAATAGACTGCTCCACGGCTCCCTAGAGACAATAAATGATGTCCCTCAGCTTCACGCTTAAGGGCTTCGACATAAGTCGTTGCGTCTCTCTCAGGGTTCCTTAGATGATTTTCTTTGACTACGGTGTCCATAATTTCACCTCTTTAGTTTTCTTATTGTAATAACCTTTTTGTAAAATAAATGATAATCTAGCGTTCATCAATGCTTCTTCTTCAGTACTGCCATTAGCTTTATAAGCTCTTACTACAGCTTCCCATGAGCAGTCCTCATCAAGTAAACGCTTAGCTCGTACTTCACCAATCTTAGGGCAACCCTTATAGTTATCTGCGGTATCCCCAATTAGTGTCTGATACATATGAAAGTAATGAGCTTCCTCTTTTGTCGTATCGTAAAACTCATTTCGTAAAAAGTCATAGAAGCGACAAGGAATACTCCTAAAGTCTTTGTCTCCACTAATCATGATTGAGTTCTTGTCTGCACTAATTCCTATGCAATCATCGGCTTCAAGATTGTCAATCATCATGATATTAAAGTTTTCTTTAACCCACTCTCGCATACGAATAAACATCATAGGACGTCTCTTAGATTTACGATTGGCTTTGTACTCAGGGTTTAACTCTTTTCTAAAGTTACCCTTGAGATCTGTCATAGCCATAATAATCTCGTACTCTCCCTCGATGTTCCAGTGCTCTAAGACAAGAGGTACTAGCTCTGCTAGATGGCTGTCAAAGCTCATTGTTGCGTCAGGGAAGAACGCACTTAGAGTGTAAAAGCCGTCTCCCCAGTCATGTTCAGTCTCTGCATTTTGCAACGCTAGATAAATCATCATGTCTGCGTCAATCAGTAGCTTTGTCTTTTTCTTTGTCGTCATCTGTCTCCTCTCTAATTAAATTCTTTTCTGCCCATTGGTTCAGTAGTTCTTTGTATTGTACTAAGCATAAGTAGAACTCTTCATTTTTCTTTTTGAGTTCTTCAGTAGGTAAATATCTTGTAATACCCCAGTCGTCTATTAAGTCGCCTAATTGCTCATCAATAAGCACGACTGCAAGTACTTCTTGTAATTCTTTGTTTAATTTCATTAATGACACTCCGCCCAGTTTTTACCGATTTTTCCCTCGGTATCTAACTGTATTCTAAATTTAAACTCTTCTTGTACGTCTCGTACTGCTAGTTGAGCTTCTCTTACGACAACTTCTGCTATCTCTTGAGTTCTACAAGCTACTTGAATTTCATCGTGGATCCATGCCATGAGACAATAATCTCCGTCCCAGTCATGCTGTAGTCCTAGTGCCTGTAGTCGTTCTTCTGTTCTTGTTGTCCATCGTTTACAGATTAGAGCCCCTGCTGATTGCAATAAGAGGTTCAATGCACTGTGCAATGAGCGTACATATAGTTTTCTTCCATCTAACCCCTTTAGCCACTTACGTTTGTATCTTCGACAACGTGCTGATACATCATAAGGAGCTAAGGTGTCTTTAATACTACTTGATAGTTTTTTGATTGCTGGTGTATTCTTTAGGAATTTAGCCTTGAGCTTCTTTCCGTCCTCTTCGGTACCACCGACAATCTCACCAATCTTTGCATTACCGCCACCATAGAGGAACGCATAGATAAATGTCTTAGCTTGGTTTCTTGTCTCAAGCCCTGCGTTCATTTGGTTGGCTGTATGAATATCACCATTGAGTATCTCATGAGCATACGCTCCGTGGTCGAATGGTGCTAAGAAATGAGCTAGGCAACGCAACTCTAAGCCTGAGCAGTCAATTCCAGCTTCATACCAGCCATCAGGTGCTTTGAATAGTTCTCGACATTGATAGCCATAAGGTTTGTCAATAGCAGGTACTTGAGCTACATTAGGGTTACTATGAGTAGCTCGTCCTGATACTGCCCCATTAGGGTTCACTTTGCCATGTATTCTATTGTCGTCTCCTAGTAGTTTGAGCCATGCTTGAGCTCCATCTGCTAGTTGTCCTAATCGTTTCGACAACATAAATGCAGTGCTGTAGAGCTTAGCAATATGACGTACCTCTTCGCTTGCCTTAGGATCATTGATGATTTCCTGTAGGCTCTCTTCGTCTAACTTTAGTTTTCTATTGATTTCCTCTCCGTCCTCATCTGTCTCGATTTCAAACATTGTGTCTAACCATTTATAACCAAAGTGAGTGCCTAAGATATACTTGAGTTGGTCTCGTGAGTTGATTTTAAACTCTTTGTATTTCTGTACAGGAACACCAGCTTTATATCCTAGTCGCTTATTATCTCTCTTAGGAATGAATATGCGGTCAGGTATTGGTGGTACATATTGAGTGAGTTCATTAGTTATTCGCTCTAGTTCTTCTCTTAAGTCTGCCTCAAGTTTTACTGCTTTTTGTTTGTCGAATGGGAAGCCATTCCGCTCTTGTTTCTGCATTAACCATTGAGCTTTATGTTCAATTATAGAAGCGTGTTCTGTAAAACCTTTGTCGACAAGTTTGTTATAGAGTTTATAGGTAACTACTACGTCCTGCTTGTTGTAGGCTAACATTTCCTCATTAAAGCAAGCCCATGCGTCCTCATTGTCCTCACTGTAGGTACCTTTAAATTCACCTAAGCGATAACCAAATGCTTGTAAACTATAGCGTCCATAAAGTTTCTTAGGTAGTACTCCTTTTCTCATTAGTCCGATGTCTACATCTTTAATATTTGAGTAAACAAGTCGTGCTAGTATTAGTGTGTCGATTACCTTTTCATGCTCAAATTTAACTCCATAGAGCTTCTCTAAGCATGGAACGTCGAACGCTATAACATTGTGTCCGCAAATTTTGTCTGCTTGTAAAAGTCTCTGTACACCTTGCTCAATCTCATTAGGTCTATACTCAAAGTACTTTTCTGTTTCAGTGTCGTAGACTACCATACAGTGCACTTTGGTTACAGTGTCAAGAAGTCCGTTTGTTTCAATATCAAATATCAGCATAATTCTTTAAGAGCCCTTTGAGGTAGCTGTTTTGTGTTTTCAACTCCGCTATGTCGCTCTCGTTCTCCTCAATTAGTTTTTCAATTTGTTGCTTTTGTTTCAAACGTAGCCACGCTTGGAACTCAATAGATATAGCTTCTAGTTTAAATAAGATTTTTAATAGCATGGTGTACAGTCTCCTTTCTATTTCTTCATGTAATTTCGTAAAGCGTGTTCTTTACGTCTGCCCTCTGAGTAATTGCTAACTCGTCTTAAGTAGCCAATTACTCGTGTGCCATAATCAATCTTTTCTTTCTCACCACACTTAATGCAATGATCTTCAGTGTTTACATTAATAAAACCGCAGTTATCACAAATAGTTACAAGACAATTAAATGTCCAGTAATTACAGCCATACTCACCAGCTAAGCATAAGAGTTTGTAGGCTTGCTCTTCAGTCAATAACTGAGCAATATTAAGATGACAAGCACTACCACCATCAAGATACTTAACCATTTCTTTACCATGTAGTTTTAGTCGGTCAAGAATAGTCATGTCCGTATTTTCTACTGGATAGAAATAGGAATTATAGCAGTCTCGTTTAGTCTTAATGCCATCGGCTTTGTCCCACTTAGCATTTTTAACTCCTAAGTTTTCTGCTGGAACGAACTCAGTATTAAATCGAATTTTGTAGTCTTTATAGGCTTCTTTGTTGAGCGTATAGATTTGGTTGAGGAAGCCACTCACTGTCTTAATGTACAAGTCAGGATCTTTCACTGGGTCTACTCGTAAGAACTCCATGCCCTCAAGCATACCATTGATACCAATAGTACAGAATTGTTTGTCTAAGCTGATAAAGCCTGCACTATAAGCTGGCAATAAGCCTGCCTTTAAGTAGTCCTCGATGACTGCTCGATGAGCCATGAGATACTTTTGTACTCGCTTGATTAAATCAGGGAACGCATAGACACCTCTATGGTGCTTCTGTAGGAAGCGGTTCATATTGATAGTGATAACCTGTACACTGCCAGTGGATACACCGCCTGCACCTAGAGTATAACTAAAGGTATTGTCTGCAAGCTCATTGCGTAGGCGACAACAACTTGCTAAGCTATCTGCACTTTCGCTTTGGTATACAAAGAATGATAAACCTTTGCTCATGTGCTTAGCTAACATATGGGCGAACTCATCATCTTTAGGCTTGCCTGTTTCTTTGTCGACAAGTACTGCACTGGTGAGCACTGGATATGTCAATAGTTCTTTCTCTCGTTCTTCTCGGAACCAGTTCATAAAGAAGTCCTGAAGTTTAGAGATACTTGCGTAGTTCGCTTTGTCGCCATCAGGGAATGTGAATTCACCAAAGACGCTCTCAAAGTAAAACTTATCGAATACTGAAATATTCCAGAATACACTTTGATTGCCTCGTGCACTTGCTGGTTGATTGATTGCATAGACTACACCTTGTAGTTCTTGAGCAACTTCCTTGGCATTTGTCTCAAGGTAGTTGTCGCCATAAGACTTGCGTGCAAAGTGGTCGAAGTACATTAAGAACTCTACTGTAGCAATAGCACCAGCGAAGCCACTGGCTACCTGATAGACAAGGTTTACGAAGCTACCACAGAATGATTGTAGATTTGTAGGAGCTGTCGAAGTACCGCCTAGTGGTTTAGTACCCTCAAATAAATAAGGGAACATATTGATACTTGCACAGTATGGTCGTAAAGAAGTCTCATCGTGAATGTAAATGAGATGGTTCTTAATATCCTGCTCGTACTGGTGAGCGTATTCACTACCGAACATTTTGATAAGTTTAGCTTCTACCATTGCTCGATTGATTTGAATTGTCTCGAACTTGTATAGTTCACTTTCAAGGATACCGATGTTTTTACCATCGACATTACTGTTAGGATCGACAATAGAGCCGTCAGCAGTGTTGAAAGAGTTCATGTAGTTTTGAATAAAGTTCACCTTTGTTTGAATTTGGTCGTCTGTCAGTTTATTTAAAAGTTGTTTAGCCATTAGTCTCCTTTGTAAAAAATGATGTAATATTTGTCCATTCGCCATTAGGCAATTTGTAAAGCATTTTTTGATTGGTCGTTGGGCTTGCTAAGCCACCTTGACATTCAATGTAACGTCCAATCTTGAGCCATGTTAAGTGCTCTTTGTCATATGGGAATTCAATGCAACCATGATAGAGCCCTACTGGATAGTCCTTAGAGATAGGCTTTACGATTTTCTCAAGGAACTCTTCAGGATCAATACCATAGTTTGTCGTACCGCCCATGAATACAACTGCGGTGATGCCTCTTTGAGACTTGATGTATTTCTTTATGTCATCTACAGTGAGCCATTGGGCTCCATCATCTGTCCAAAGTTCAGGACTATGACAGCCCTCACAATGCTGTAGACAATTACCAATCTCAAAGAATACTGCAATTTCATTAGGCAGTTCTGTTAGTGTTACTCCTTTACCCATCACTGGAATTTTCATAATGATAACTCCTTAGCTTTGTTATAGGTTTTCAATAGGGTTACATATTTAATCTGAGCTCTGTCGTGGTCTAGGTGCGTTAAGGCTTCTTTCATTTCATCTTTAGCCTCTTGTGCTTTTCTTTCTAACCAGTCCATGTACTCATCGTTTTTTGTCAAAATTCAGGTACCTCTTCATCTCTTTCTATGTCGTTCAATAGGTCTGTGTCAGGAACTTCTAGTCGGTTTTTCTCTTTGTTAAACCAAAGTTTTCCTCCTATTCCTGTATCCCCTGTTTGTCGACATTTTAATACTCGAATTTGCACTAGGTTTTTCTTAACGTCGCTCTCGGCTTGTTGGTTACGTTCTAGTGCTATTATCGTATCCGACAACTGAGCTATTGCTTGACTGCCTCTCAAGTCCTCAAGAGAAATGCTACCGCCCTCTTCAGCACTCTTCTTGCCGTCTCCTCGTTTAAGATGACAAATACAGATAAGCCCTACTCCTAGCTCCTCGCATAGTTGCCTTAAGCGTGTCATAAGAATATCAATCAGCTTTCGCTCATTGTTACTCTCAATGCCACTGACTGCTATACTGATGTGGTCTATGAGAATAAAATCACACTTCTCAGTAACAGCCATGTAGCGGATAGCATTAAGAATTGATGAGTTGTCTAGGGAACCGAAGTGGTTATACATTATGAATTTGCCACTACCTAAGGTCTTATTAAATGCTTCCTCATATTGGTCTTTGGTTATTCCTTTGCGACTAATATGTACTGGTTTGTTTAGGTATAAACCGATGTAGCCTTTAGATGTCCTAAGGACGTTCTCCTCTAACATCATTGAGCCTATCTTTAAGCCATGTCTCATTACTAAGTCATAGCCTAGCTCTCGGATCATTGTGGACTTACCTATGCCAGTACCAGCTGTCAGCATTGTGATTTCACCTTTGCGTACTCCTCGTATCATTTTGTCTGCCTTTACAGCCCATGGTAGGGAATACCCAGTTACTTCTTCAGGCTCCTCTAAGAGGTCATCAAGTAATGTATCAGCATTGATTATGTTTTCAGGTGTTACCTTTTTAGCGTTCTCAAGAGCTTCTAATAGCTCATTACCTTTGTCTGCTAAGTAATACTCATTAGGGTCTTTGTACTGCTTGAGTGTAGCTATACGGAGCTTGTCAGGAGACAAAATGCCCTCTATATCTTGAGCTCCTTTGCGTCCTGCCTCATCATTGTCGAATACTACGACTACCTCATTAAAGCCCTCAAGCCACTTTAGATTGGCTTCAAATACCTTGCGTGCACTCTGTACACCGCATGGAATACTTACGACTGGCTCTTGATTTCCCAGTAGTTGGCTAACTGTTAGACAATCAATTTCGCCCTCAGTAATGATTAGTCGTACTCCATTGTTGTATAGTTGTTGTCCAAAAAATGTAGTACTGAGCTTCCCTTTGATAGCGAATGACTTGTCTTTAAAGCGTAGCTTTTGTCCGACAAGAGTTCCGTACTCATCGTAGTAATTGGCGACTTGGCAAGGTTGTCCTTTGTAGTTCGTATAGTAGTACTGATACTTCCTACAGGTGCTCTCAGTGATACCTCTAGCTTTCAAAGGCTTCAATGTCATATCACTTATGAATGAGCTGTCAGTTGTTTTAGGCTTCTCCTCATTGTGATTATGATGTGTCTCACAAGAGAAGCAATAAGTGTGTCCGTCAGTGTACTCTGTGAGTGCGTCAGATGAGCCACAATCAGGGCACGGAAGATGAGCATTGAGAATTTCTGATGTGCTAGTCATGAATATCCATGTCGTCAATCAGTACTTCTTCATCGTCTGCTTCTATGTCTCGACAATTAATCTGAGCTTTTGCCTGCTCTATAGCTTCATTCTCTGAGACATTCTCAAGCTCGACTTCAAAGTACTTAACTTGCTTAGCATATATTGTGATGTCTTTATGCTTTCTGTCCATCATGCACTCGTATTCCTTTAGCTCGTCCCGTGTATCACTCAATGACTTCAACTCCTTTATATTGCTCTTGCAGTGCATTGAGCACGACTTCTAAGCTGGCTTGAGCTTCCTCAGTGATGTCAGATAGAACACTAATAGTAGTGTCATAGTTGTCTATTTCACCAAATGCTACTGCTTCTTCAGGTCGGAACTTATTGACTGTTCCATCTGCTGTGATTAAGTAGTGGTGAGGGAAGAACAGGTAGCCTGCCTTTTGACTGTTTCTCAAGATTACTTGAGGGTCTTTGTCGTGTAATGCATACTGCGTTACTTTAATGTATTTTGTTTCTTTACGTTCTTTAAGTTTTCCGTATGCTTTAATTCGTTTTACCTCCTTTCTCTTCTATCCATTTCTTAGGTATTGCTGTACCGATATGATACTTAAAGTCATTCTTTTTGCACCAATCACTGTACTTATTAGCTTTTGTCTTATTGCTTATATAGTTGTCTCTCATGAATAGGAACCGAATGTCTAGCTCAGGGTGTTGCTTCTTGATTGCTAAGTGCTTACTTCTGTCCTCAGGTAGGAACAGCCCTTTGGCTTCAACAATAATTCCATTCGACAATATAAAGTCAGGCTTATAGTAGTGAGTGGTCGTGTATGGTACCCTTAATGTTTCATACTCAAAGGGTACCTTAGCTTTCTCAAGGTTAGCTTTTACCTTGCTTTCAAAGCCACTTCTAGTACTCTTGTCGGTACGCTTTTTAAAGCCTCCTAAGCGACTAAAAGTCCAGCCCTTAGCCATTCATTACCACTCTACTGCTTCTTCATCAAAGTCATTGTCAGGCTTTTGAGCTACTTCAAAACCGAAGCTCTCAGCTGTAGAACCACCACCTTTGTATTCTTTGAGTTCTTCTACAAGTACTGCATTTAATCGTAATGTAATGCCATAGTTCTTAGAGCTCATGATGTATGGATCTGCTGTTACTTTTACTTTGACTTTAGAACCATTACCAATCTTTGTACCTTTAGGGAGAGGCTCACCATATTTGTCGAATACTCGTAAAGTACGCTTAATGAGTTCGCCTGTAACTCGGTCTTTAAACTCATGCTTTGTCTTAGCTTTAAAGCACTCGCCATACTCTTTGTCCTCTTTGACTGCTAAGTTGATTGGTACTTTGCGATTTACTTTCTTGTCTAATTGAGCTTCTGCTTCATTAAAGAGCTCTTCAAGTGCATTCTTAAAAGCCTCTGTTTTCTCATCGCTCTCAAGTTTAACCATGATTGAGTACCCAATTTCATTGCCCTCGTAGGTCTCAGGGCTGTCAGTGTGAGCCCAGCAAGCTGTACCACTTAACATAAAGTCTTTACCTAGTTTTTGTTTTGCCATTTAATTTGTCTCCTTTATGACGTATTAAGGGGTACCCCCTCAGGAATACCCCACCATAATAAAAGACACTCCCTCAGGAGTGCCTTTGGTAACCTATTTTATTTTCCTGTAGAACCGCTTTTAGTTCCTCGTTCAGTATCCTCTAGTACTTCGCCCTCGACAAAAGTCATTGGTACTGTTTTCTCAAGCCAGCATTGAGCAATTCTCATGCCTTGCTCTAGCATTACAATATGTTTACTGTAGTTGCGTACAAAGAGTTTTACTTCGCCTCTAAAGTCCTCATCTACAATACCCTCAATGTTTGCTAAGCTAATCGGATAGTCTCGTCCTACACTGGAACGCAACTGGATCCGTAATGTGTGCCCTTTAGGGATTACTACTTTAAAGCCTAAAGGAATTTCTGTAGCTTTCGTTTGTACTGTTACTGGCGGTACTGAGATTGTCGTTGGAATTGTAATGTCCATACAGCCAGCTCCCTCTGTCTTTGCTTCAGGAATTACTGCGTTGTCATTAATTAGTTCGATGAGCACTTGCTCACCATTCATTGTGATTGTTTCTGTTTCTTGTGTTTTCTTTGGTCGTGCCATTAGTTCTCCTTTCGTTCCTAAACAATCTTTGTGATTTCTTTAGGTACTACTTCATAGAATTGTAGTTCAATTCGTTCACCTCTGTAGCTATCATGTATGTACCTTAATTCATAATACTTACCATTAATACATCTAAATACTATATGTTTTTCATATTGATCTGTATCTACCCAGTCAACTTCCTCTTCAATTCTTGTTAGGAATGACCGATTGCCCCTACTAAATCTTCAAGCATTTCTTTATGTTGTCCATCTAGTAGTCTACCTAAGTATCTTTGGTCTCTTTTATTTAGAGTAATGGGCTCTAGCATTTTGTTTTACTCCTCTGTGATTTTAAAATAACGTCTCCACCAGCAGTCTGCTGTTATACCCACTCGTGTCTCTTTATCTAAACGTTCGCTAATATTCTTTACACAAGTTGATATTAATGTTTCTCTGTGCAAGTAAGGGATACGTGCGTTGTCATGTTCTTCTGTTACGACTATCGTAGTCCCTACTGGTAGTAGTTCTTTTAGTTCTTCTACAGTAAAGGTCTCAGCGTCATACCACTTGTTAGGTTTTAAGGTTTTCTTTGGTTCATCTTTTAGTAATACCATGTCAGTGTTCTTGGTATACCATGCACTCTCATTGTCAACTAAGTGTCGTACTTTAGTTGCTTGCCAACCATAATTTTTGTCATCTAGTCCGACAATGTAGCATTGCTTACATTCTGCCCTTTCTTCTACAGGTGTCCTAATAATTGTTCCTGTTTTATTATCAGGCATCACTCTTACACGATCGCCTACTTTAAACTCATGTTCACTTACAGGCTCTGCTTTACCATAGATACGCTCAGCGTCCTCTTTAAGAAATTCATTTGTCTCTTTCTTTTCGATGACTTCAATTAGCTTCTCAGCGTAGTGCTTGATTTTCTCTGCGTCCGTTAAGGCTTGCCCTTTGTCTCGTAAAGTGTACTTAATGATATTCCCTTTAAGGTATGCGACAAATTCCTCAGTGGTGAAGTTTCGCTCCATGATTTCCCATGGTTGAATGTTTAGTTCTTCGTAGTGTTTGCTATTTGTATTCATTATGTTATCTCCAGTTTCCAGTTAAGTATGTTTGAATTAAGAATAATAGTTGTAGTCGTCTGTAGTGGACTTGTTGTGCTCTAAAGTTTTTAGCCATTAGTCCTCCTAAATTACTCTAAACCAATTTCTGTAGAATACGCTTCCTGTTGATAGTGCTGTTTTTCCAAACCCATCTTTAGCGATGTATTGCACTCTTTCAAATTTAGTTTCTTTTAACTCAGGTCGCATTTCATCTTTATCTTCGTTTGAGTGTTTTACGACTTCTACTAAAACTCCTGTTCCTAATTTTTCCTTTAGTTCATCGACATAGAAGTCTGAGGCTCTGTACCATTTATTTCTCTCTAACTTTTTGCTTTTTAGCTCTTTAATCTCCTTTTGTAATGCTTCTTTTTCTTTCGTCAGCTTATAATTACACTCTGCGTGTTTCTTTAGTGCAAAGTGTTTTTCAATGTTTTCTTTAGCTAATCTTTCGCCAGCTTCTCGTAACTCATGATTTTCCTTTACAAGTTCGCCTACACGGATCTCTAGTTCTTCAATTTTGCTTAACATTATACTATTACCTCGTTTTCTTCTAGTTTCTCTACAATGCTTTTAACGACTTTCTTGTTGTCTTTTGTCCTTAAAAACCTCAAGATGAACTCATCTGCACTCTTGTTTGTGTCTAGTTCTACAGAAACAACCTGTAGTGTTCTCATGTCGATTTTTACTTTCATTGTGGTCTCCTTTCATTAACTCTGTTGCCACGAAAAAGAGGACTGTTGCTTTCCTCTATCTCGTGGGTACATTAAAAATTCTTAGTGAGTTTCTTACGAATACTTAGTGAAAAATAAACGTGCTCGTTAGTATTTGTCGTAGGTCTAAATTGCCTTTAGGTGGTTCGACAATATCTGATAAGTCCTCTCCAGTCATCTCTTGTACATACTGTCTAAACTCTTCAAGTGGTGAGTGCTCTGTATATAACTTATAGAGTTGCTCACGAATAACTACTTGTAGGTGTCTAGCTTCTCCTAGTGAAGTACCGAAGCTGTCATGAATTGTCGTATAGTTCTTTAAGCCAGCTTCATTGACTACCATCATTAAGTGAGTGCTATCAAGGCTATGAATAAAATTAGGTGCTATCCCATTCTTTTGTCCATTAGCGTCCAGTGCTTCATCGTCAGCTACGTCTTGATAATAGCCATGCCACCTTACCATGTCTCCAAATCTTGTACGGAAGCTCTTCTGTACTAACTTCAGGTATTGTTGCTGTACTGGTAGCCCTAAAGGTGTCCACCAGTTGACTGGTAGTCCATGTTTAGTGAGCACTTTAGCTAGTTCTTTAAGATACTTCATGCCCTCTGTAGCACTTACTACTGTTGTCTGCACCTCTTGCCATACCAGTTTTGCCATGTATTTTGCACACGGCTTCTCAAAGCGTTTAAAGTGAGGGTTGCCTTTTGTCGTATCTTCGTAGATTTGCTCTTGGAAGCCATATTGTCCGCTACCATAGGCAAGCGTCATGACGTTCCTTTTGACTACTTTACGATTAACTCCATGAGCTAACCATGCTTGAGCCATTGAGCGTGTCCCAAAGTGTACCCTTTGTCCGCCTCCTACTGCTTCCTTTTCGACTTCATCAAGTGTTCCGCTTGTTGCGTCCTTTTCGACAATCTTGAGTACTTTGTCGGCTACTTGTTGATATATGTCGGCTGGTCTTTCATGGTCGATTAGGTTCACTGCACTTCCGCCTACTTCATCTCTTAGCATTGCTGAGTAGTGCTGTAGTCCTGAGCAAGTGCCATCATAAGCGATGACTAAAGGGCAACTATAGCCCTCATATGTCTTGTTCTCCTCGTAGTACTCAAGAGACTTTACGTATTCCATAGCCCACGCTAGGAATTGTAAAGGCTTATCTGCGTCAGTCCACCATAGGTAGTCCAAAGGGTTCTTTGCACTGTCGACAATATTAGAGTGGTGAGCTTTCACCCATTCCACTTGCTCGATATGAGATACTTTGTCGTTACCCCATAGGTTTGCTCCTTGCCAGTAAAAGAGCTCTATATCTTGGCTATCCTTGAGTGGTACAGGCTCTGCATATTCAATTAAAGATTTCATAAAGTCGTCCCCTTGATGGTTAAATAATGGTATTGGATAAATACGTCCTCTAAAGTCGATGTTGCAAGGGAAGTAGATTTTGTCGTACTCCTTAAATTCTTTAGCATACCTAAATAGTCTCATAGCTCGTAGGGCTTTACTGCGACGTGCTACTTCAATCTCTAGCCACTCATGGAACCTCTTACCAAAGTCTTGTTTGGTTTCAAAAGTGTTTCTTACTGGCTCAGGTGCGTGAGGCTCAAAGCCTGCTATACCAGCTATTCCTCCTCCTTGCTCAAAGATTGTATTGACTACCTCATACATATCTTTATTAATACGATAAGGTGTCTCTTGAATTGCATTGACTGCACTATATATCTTGCTCAAGTCAACGTCTTGTATCTTTCTGATGTAACTTTTAACCACCTTTGTCTTACCGACAATGTGGCTAATACGCATAAAATGCAGTCGCTTTTTCATTGCTCCATAGTATCCACCTTGGCTCATGTCAGTCCATGGTTTAGGCTTTATGATCGTTGGTGTGCGGTCGACAATAAACTTACTGATAAACTCTGCGTTATACCTATAGGTATCCAATAGAGCTTGAGATGGCTCTAGGTACAGCGTTCTATCATTTGCTTGACTAGTCGTAATTAGGTCTGTAGATTTAATTAGAATATATAATATGTCTATTCCTAAGTTCACTATTGCCCCCTTTTCGTACTTTACCCATTCAAATTGGTTCTTTTTCATAACCCCTTTGATATGGCTTGTCTTTTGATACATATGAGTTCTTTTGTCTAAGCCCTCTTGTATCCGATTTACTTGGGTTCCTGTGCCGTCCTGCTTGAGATAGGCTTCAGTCTTAGCGTTATAATATAGACTGTTGCCTACTTGGTAGCCACAACTTGATACGCTCGCCTTATGGTCAGTAGCTAGTGTTTCGTTGATAGCTTTTTCAAGTACTGTAGCACAAATATTGAGCACTAGAGCGTCCTTTCCGAATGCTTCAAGCATTGCTTTGAGTAGCTCCCTATACTTCTTGCCCACACCTCGCTTTGGCTTGGTGTTTTCGTCTATCCATGCTCCGATGTTAGTTGTTAGGGCTTCGACAAAGAGCTTCTTCAAGCCACTGCCTAATGGCTGGCTAGTAATGCGTCCTTGGTTTCTTGCTTGCTCTAGTCGTTTTTTAAATGTTTCTTGAGCTAGGTCTGTGTAATACTTTTCTAACTCTATTTGTTGCTCTATTGTTACGCTTTCCATACGTCTTGACCTCCTCGGTTCTTCTTATGGGCTTACCGCCCTCATACGTCTTGACCGCCCTGAGCGGTGCAAAAAGGGTATAAAAAATACACCTATCGACAAATCAAGGTTTCAATAGGTGTATTTAGTTTCTAATCTTGGAATTCTAGCAGTACCGCCCCAACGTCCTCGAATACTGACATATAGAGGCGGTGAAGTATTTCATGACGAACGGCGTCCCGTTCTGTTAGCTCTCCCTCGTTGGCTTCTGCTTGTTCCTCGATTTTCTTTATTGCTTCTTTGAGCCTCTTTGTAGTTCTTGCTAGCTTCTTAGCTGATATAAGGAACTCTCTCCGCTCTATGTCTAATTCCTTTTTAGTCAAAATCTGTAAACCTCCTCGACTATTTCGCTTATGTCTGCGTACCAGTCGCCGTACTCATCAGCGTATAGGTGGATAAAATCTTCTGAGCCGTATGGGTTCGCTCCGCCTGCTTTTAGGTACTGGTTTAATATTATTTCATTTCCTACTTCGTTATATAGCCATGCTGGAATTGGTGCCCAGCCGTTCCGCTCTGCTTGTATGTTGGTAGCTTCAAGCAGGCTTAATGGTTCTATATCCCCCTTGTGTAGATGTAAAACTATTCTCATTAGTAATACATCGGCAATTTTTGGGTGAGTTTGTTTAATTTGTTTTTCGATGTGTCCGATTGTGATGTATTCATTCATTTTGTTTACTCCTCGGTTTCTAATAAAGTTACTTTAAAATTGCTATCTTCAGGATCGATGTTGTTTAGACTGTCTATAAGGTGTGGGGCTTCCCATGTATCGGGTGTCGTCCCAGTCCAGAAAATCAACTCATCATCTCGATAAATGCATATGGTGCAGTCATCACCCCATATGATGTCTAAAGGGAATTCTTTAAAACGCTTTAATGTGTTTAAGGTGTCCACTATTTCATATATGAAGCCTTTCATGCTTATTGCGTGTACTTTAATACGTTTTGTATTGTCTTTTATTTCTGCTGTTATCATTGTGTGCCTCCTTTTGCCCATCTTGTGATGGGTTTTGAAATGCTTTTTGCAGTGCTTTAAGCTTAAAAAATATTTTAAAAGAGTTCATCAGTAACCGCCCAAAGGTAAACCCCTGAGACAATAACCGCCATTAGTAACATTACTCTTCCTCCTCTTCGTCGTCCTCTTCCTCCTCTTCGTCGTCCTCTTCCTCCTCTTCTATCCCTAGAAATTCAGGAATTGACATACCATTTAGCATGCTGTATATTTCGTCCCAGTCTCCTATGTCGTCGGATACCTCCTCAAAGTTATCTTGTAGCCCTTGCGCTCTAATCTCTAATAATATTTCTAATGTTTGTCCTCTTGATAAAGTAATCAAGTCATCAAATGTGAATGTGCCTGTTAATGTCATCATTTTCTTATACCTCCTCGTATGGTAACGGCTCATAATTTTCATCTAGTGGAATTCCTAGATTGTAATAGAGCTCTGTCTCTTCCGTTAATAGTAGAGCTTCGAAATCGGATAGTGTTAAGACTTTGCTCACTGCTTCCGCTTTATCTCTTGTTGTGATATTATTATCTAAAATGCTTTCCCATTCCTTTATAGATAGTTCTCTATAGCCTAGCTCTCTAGCTAGTGCCATAAATTCATTGATTTTGTGATGGCTTGCAATTACTCGCAAAGTGTCGCAAGCTCTTTCACTTAGCACGCTATAAAGATTATCAAATGTGAAATTTACAGTAATTTGAATAGTGTCCATGGTTTACCTCCTGTATGTACGCTTTGTATGTACATGATAGTTAAATTTTTTTAGGGCTTCTGCCCTTATCTTTAATTACATTATACACTATGTCATTACAATGTGTCAATACATAATGTATAAACATTTCGTAAATCTTTTATCTTTTTGTATTTACAATTTGTTTATACTTATGTTATACTATAGGTATCTTATATAGTATCATTTGAAAGGTGGTTATACTATGGAAAAGAATTATCAATTATTATATTATTATGCAACGCTTGATGCTGATAGCACTCTTACTATTAGACTACCTCACGAGCTCCGCGACGCTTTCGCTAATGTATGCCCTGATGGTAATGTTTCCAAGGCTCTTCGTGAGTTTATGGTGCATGAGGTGGCGACAAAATCAACTGTTACCCCTCAAGAGGGTATTAATACAGTAAATATTAATCGTGATAACCTTATAGAGCGTAATCAACGATAAGAGCACACAAAAAGAAAGCCTATAGAAATCATTAAGAAATCTATAGGCTTTCTTTTATTTGAATATATGGAATATTATTCTATCGCATTTTCTATAATATGGATACTTTCCGCAATTTCCGAAAATTGTATTCATGATAAGACCTAGAAGTAAACATACTATTATAGCTATGATATAATCTTTCGTTTTCAACACCACCTTGTTTGTTGATTAATACTCTTATTGTCGTGCTGTAGATCATCTACATTACACTCGACAAAAACAGCTGTAAATTATACCAATAGTATAGCATAGAGATTACATTAAATGGTAATTTATTTATTAGACAAAAAGTTGTTCCGATTGTGTGCAACGTGGGTTACACTGGAATACTTGAGCATTGCTGTTAGTACCCTCATAAGAACTACGTTGTGCACCATTTGGATTTTCTAGTTGTCGGTATTATTAGGTAACATCACTGTCTCAAATGGAACACTACTGTGTACACTGGAGAGCTCACTACCGTTTGCTACTGGGCGAACAGTTGTCGTACATTCGGTGGTGTGTGCAAGCTCCTCGCTAGGGCTCGTCAAGAAGCCCTCAATCAATAGAGGTGCTTGTGCACACCCAAGTCATTCCTGTGGATAACAATTGGATATACTTTAGTGTGCTAAAGTATTACTGTGGTGTTCTGTAGTTATACATAGGAATGACTTTGTTGTAGTTATTGTCGATACCGAACAGCTGACTTATGATAATGCAGGACGTACTCGACAAGAGTACTGTGGCTTCCAGTGGTACTCTATGGTAGCTCCTGAGGTAGTCCGTGAGTACTCTCTAGTAGTACTACTGTGAACGACAGTGAGACCATAGGTCGAACTAACGGAGTGAACCATAGGCAGTCAACCAGTTGCTGAGCGATTTGTACACTTATGTCTACTGTAGATGGACTAAAGAGTACCGATGTGTGTCTGTGGTGTACAAATTGCACGTCGAGGAGTTCTAAAAAGTAAGTGCTCGCATACACAAACTTAAGCCAGCCACCAACGTACTTAGGGTAAGCAATGGTATGAATGTGGTCGTGCAAAGTGAGACTATGCTAGGTAGTAGAGGTAACTCTGAATGAACCTGCGGAGTGCCAAGCGTGAGCGTAGGGACGACTTAGCAGGGGCATGGGGGGCTGTGGCTCTAATCTTAATAGTATATATGGGCTCATAAAATTTTGTAGTATTTTTCCCTTTAGGTGTCTTACAGTTATATTATCGTTATCGGAAGTAATAGATACTTTTGTGTTCTATCAGTTCCTCTAAACGATTGCCGATGGCTTTACCATACACACTACGAATTAGATTTGTTGAGCTGTGCCCTAGTTGGGCTTGTAAGTTCTTTTCGCTAACCCCTGAGGCTAAACTGTGGCTTGTATAGTTAAGTCTAGCATGGTGAGGAGTTAAGAGAAATGGCAGTCCTAGTGCCTCTGTAGCTTTCTTAAAGATATTCTTTATGGCTACTCTTGATACTGGTTGATCACTACAGCGTTTCGATTGAGCTACATAAGAGTTCTTTGGGAAGCCTACAGCTGACCACTGGTTATATAAGAGCTCTATAGTGTCTCTATCAGTAACTATTACGTCTCGTATACTTGTCGCTGTCTTAGGCTCGTGTAGCGCTCCCATATGTTCATCAAATGTCTTTGTTATCTTTAGTACTACATAAGAGCACTGATGGTATTTCCTTTGAGGAACTAAAGTGTGTTCTTTAGTGTACCAAAGGACATCGCACCACTGTAAAGCAAGTGCTTCCCCTATTCGTAATCCTGAATTAAACAGGAGGCGAATAAAGTAGTGCCAGTAGTTAGGCTTCAGGTAGTCGAATAGCTGGGCTACTTGTTCTCTTGTGAGTGCTTGTTTAGTTCTTGTAACGTGTGCCTTTGGTGGCTTCCTTAGCTGTGTAGAGAAGTCCTTAGGTGTTAGCTCATCATAGTAGAGCTCCTTTAGTGTTCTCTTAAGCAGTGCTATACAGACCTTTTGTGATGTCTTTAGTGTATTGATGAAATGCTGTAACTGTAGTCGTGTTAAGTCCTCTACTTTTGTGTCTCTAAAGAATGGTATAAAGTGCTTCTTAATTAGTGCTCTATAGGTTCTTAAGGTGCTATAAGAGTACTCACTTTCTTTATACCTTAACCATTCATTAATGTATTCTAAATATGTCATTAAGTTCACCTCTTTAGAATACCTAAAGAGTACTTTACTACTCCTTAAGTATATCATTAAAGGTGTATGGTTCGGAAGTAATTAAGAGTATCTAATAGTATTCTTATAGAGTTCCTTTAGTTTGCTAAACTTCGTTAGTTAAAACTAAAAAATCTATAAGTTTCTTATTGCTGTCTTAAGAGTTAATAACTAAATTAATTGTCTAAATAATCCTATTAGTTTTACTTGAGAAGCCATTGACATAGATGTCTCAAGTTGTCTAATAGATAGACTTTAGTTAAAACTAAAGAGAGCTAGAAGATACTCTTCTATCTCGTGGGTACATTGAGAAATAATCATAAGAGTATTACAATAAGTTATACATAGGAGAACTTTAGAGTGCTATAAGAGGGCTCCTATAAGGGAGCTATAGGTGTGCTTATAGAGATACTAAAGAGTGCCTATAGTACTCTTATTTATTTCTGTCTTTTAATAAACCATCAGCCTCTATGGCGATTTTTGTTGAGCGTGTGTATAGGCTTGTGTCATTCCTCAGGTATAAATACCTTAGACAATCTCTAGGCGACAAAATAAACCTCTGTACACGCTTAATAGCCACAAAAACCCTAAAGAAATCGTTCTGACTTCCTTAGGGTTAGTGGTAAATTTTCTGTTAGTAATTCTTAAGCATATTATAGGTGCTTATTCTTTTAGCTTCTGAGCGTCCCATTGGTCGCATTTGGTTTGCTTCGTCTCTGTAGAATATCCCTTTGTCAGGATCAAGCCACTGCTCTAGCTTAGCTTCTATTTGTTCCTGCATACCAATTTCTTCGTCTCTATCCATGACTGCTAACCAGTAGGCTACTGCCATACATAAAGCGTCTAAGCGGTCATCATGAGCCAGTGCTCCTCTGTCCCTGCTTAAGCGTGTCATTTGGTAAATCAAAGAGTAAGCAGGAGCGTTCTCATAGACTTGGTAGTCATCAAGAATAACCTGCTTATGGATAATCAATTTATGCCTCATCATGACTGGCTCAAGTGTGTCAATGATACGAGCCTCTTTCTGAGCATAGTTCTTTACTTCAGTAACGCTACAAGGATGTATGTCATTAAGCACTGGTTTAAAGAGCTGTGAAAACATACCATCACCAAAGTTGCCCTCTACGACAATCTCATTAACTCCATAGATTTTAGCCTTATTAGCTAGTTGTCGGAGTGTGCTATCACTATAGCCCTCTCTAGTACCGCCTACTTCAAGTACGAACAGGTAGCCATTGAGATACTTAACGACTGCGTAAGAGGTCTCATCTTTACCTCTACCTGATGGGTCAACTGCCATTACTGTACCTGTGTACTCAAAGACTTCATTAGAACGCCCCTGAGGCTCATAAAAGTAGTCGCCCTTAAGAGCTACGCAAGGTAAATCATTAATGCGGAGTTGTCTGTCATTGCTCCAGTACCACTTAAGATTAGCTTCATCAAGCGACAAATTAGCAATCATTAAGTCTTGTACTTTCAATGGGTACTTCTCTTGGTCGCTTAGGTTAGTGTTAAGCATAAACTGTAGTGCAAAGCCAGCTTTACCATAAGACAATCTACGCTTATAAATTTCTTCCTCATCAAATCGTCTAGGATCTGTAGGCTTTCCAGCGTAGAGCTCAGGGTTATTGTCATACTTGTCAGCTATAATTTTTGCTAATCTGTCCCCATAGAACTCTCTTTCAGATAAACTTTCAGGGTACAATACAGTCCATATGCGACATTTATAGCCACGCTGTTGCAACTCATTGTACAAGCTCATTTCGTTCTGAGGAGTGCCTAGGTATACGATTTGTCCCTTAGGTTTAATGATAGCGTCAAACTCCTTAACAGCTTCATTGAGCTTGTCTCGTTGTGTCTGAGTGCCACTATTGTTAGCTACTTCAACGTCATCGGCAATAAGTAGGTCTGCACGACTACCAGTCAACTGCCCTGATATACCTACTGACTTTATACTAGGAGAAATATCAGGTACTGCTGGTCCGACATCAAATAAGTTCTGTTGGTCTCGTTGGTCTGGTCTAGCTTTTAGATGAGCTAAGAATGGTAGTGTATAGATAATTCGTTTGATAAAGATAGCGTTAGCGTCTGCTCGGTCTTTAGAGGCGGAGACAATCTCTACTTTCTTCTGAGGGTCTCTCCATAGTGTCCATACAGCATATGCACAAGTAATAAATGACTTAGCTACACCACGGAACCCCTCAATGATAAAGCGGTCATTTGGTAAGTTCTGTAGTGTATGAGATATGTCGTACTGGATAGGTGTAGGGTCAGGAAGCCCTATCATTTTCCATACAATGTATATGAATATCCTAAAGTCAGCTTTAGCTTTTGCTATCTGTTCTTCAGTCCACTCCATTAGTGATCACCATAGTGCTCGTCCATGAGTGTTGGTGGGTCAAATACTGGAATTTCATGTGTCTCCTGTTTGACTTCAATAGCAAGCTCAGGAGTGGTCTCCAATTTATTGTCTCGTAGAAATCTACGGACTTTCTCTAGGAATGATGGGTTAAGTCTTGTCTCAGGATCCTGCAAGCCCTCAAGTAGTGCGTCTACTTCAAGCTCAGCTAATTGGTCTAAAATCTCAGGTTTAATATTCATTATTTGTCTCCTTTCTTTCGTGTTGCATTAAGGTCTAATTTGTTTACTTTAGTTACACCTTTAGGTGTCTTACCCATTCTGTAGTCCCATAAAGGACAATCTTCTACAGTGCAGTTGTCGACTTCTTTAGTGTCGTTACAGCAACAATCTAAACATTTAGCTCTAATAGCTTTCATTTGTGTTCTAATTACTTTCGCCATATGTTCTCCTTAGTGTTCTAATTGGTGCTCAAATATAATCTCTGTACGCTTCGCATTGATGAGCATTACAATACTGTGGTGTGCAGGTGCTTTACTATCCTCACCATCTTCACTGATAAACTTGATACGCTTAGTTGGTACATAAATAGCTATATTGGTTTTCTTATAGAGTGCATGACGCTTTACACCGCCTAGGCTTTCTATAGGTAGCACTAATACGCATGGTTTACCACTCTCTATACAGCGTTCAATAATCTCATCTTTATTACTGTACGGAGGGTTAGTGATTAGATAGTCGTATTCATAATCTTCTGTTAGCCAGTCATTTATCCCATAGATGGCTTGTGGATCATAATCTTTGGTTATGACTTTATAGAAATTGCTTTTTTTTGTGTCGAATGGTAAACAAATATGGTCGCCTCTTTTAGGTGGGAATACTTTAAGCATTGTCTTAACTGTTTCCATTGGTGTGTACCATTCATCTGTCTTGCTCCCTTTAATTAGTGCTTGTCTCAATGTGCCTCCTTAGGAATATAAAAAAAGCCCCCTACGGAATATCCATAGAGGGCTATTGGTTAGAACCAACCAGTAGCGGTTAGTGTTGTTCTTTTTGTATGTTCTTTTTGACTATAAAGGTCAGCCTTAAGGTCTACGTCAAACTTAGGTGTTTGGTACGACAATCTAGCTCCTGCTGTAATTGCCTTATCATTGTTAAAGTCTGTCTCGACATAAATACCTTTCTTAAATCGTGGCTGTTCAGGTACTCTTAGGTCTAGTACTGCTTCATGTGTTTCAGTTACCACTAATTTCCCATTGTCTAGCTTATGTTCTTCCTTTACATTGTCAGTGGCTATCTCATGTCGTTTACCATTAACATTGACTACAAGTGGCTGTTGTTTAGTCGTGAATTGTACATCGGTATCCTCACGAACTCCAGTAATAGGGTCTACAGTCTTTGGTAAGTACTCAAAGGTAGTCGTTTGTTTCCGCTCATGTTCTACATGGATAGGAGCCTTTGGTGTGTATGTAGGCTCTTCAGGAACCTCATGAGTGTTAAAGCGGTACGCTAGGAAGCCTACGACAACCACAAGGATAAGCGGTATGATTACCTTTAGCCAATTCTTAATCGTGTGTTTGTTCGGAACTCCACTCATTGATATACTCCCTCACTCTCTGTCTAATCTGCCAGCCTAAACCATACAAGTCCCATCGCATATCAGGATCGTCATCATGTAAACCATAGCCATCGAAGTCGGCTACCTCTGCGTGTGTCCATACGTTCCCCTCAGGGTAAATACCGATTTCTACGCATAGCTTAGCGACAACTTTAGCCATCATGTCTAATTGGTCTTGTGTAGGAGGCTCTGAGCCATAATCAATGTTGCCATCAGCGTCTATAGAAGCTCCATAGCAACTACAAATAGAAATACCAATAGCACGACTATTGCGTCTCCATGTGTGAGCTTTCAAGTCCATAAAGCTATCCATATCACTGTGTAGACTGCCATCAGCGTCGATGTTCAAGTGGTAGTCTCCAAAGAATTGTCCATAGTGCCCTGCTGTCCAGTGTAGGTAAATCTTGTCGATTGCACCTCTAGCAGGGACTGTATAGTCCGACAACTCTTCAAATTTAATTTCTCTCATCTGTTCTCCTTTCGATTTCTGTAGATACTTTCTTAGGTAACTCAGCCATTTTGTCGCCATCTACCCTGTAGTTCACTCCAATTCTGCTAAGTCCTGCTTCAAGTACTCTGTCAAATAATTGACTTCTCTCATAGCCAGCTTCTTTTAAGTTCTCTGCGATACTGAATAGTTCTGCAAAGATTACCCCTACATACAACAAAAGAGCTACAATTTTTCCAATGTGGAAGCCTTGTACCTCATATTGTGGGAATAGCAGGTAAATAAAGACTGCTAAGAGAATAACTGTGGAATAAGAGACAAATTTAATCATGATATTCCACTTGTACTTTTTACTTTCTAAATAGCCAGTCTCCCATGCTCTAAAGAAAACTGCTCTGAATAAATTAATTACTGTAGGGTTGTAGTCCTTGTCTTTACAATAGCGAATAGCAATAGCCGTCCACTTTGTAAGTGTATCGACAAAAACAATAATAATAACTAAAAGAAGTGCTAGAAGAGCGTCTCCTAGCACTGCTGTTGGTATTAACAAATAGTATCTCCTTTCTATTACTTATTAAAATTTATTAATAGTTTGATATATGCACCTTAATCATCAATATATTTAACCCCTTTGATTTCGACAAAAAACATATTGTTTTCTAGTATTATCCATTCTGTTTCTGTAGAGGAATAGGGGACGTTCCATTTAGAATGTGAATTAGTGCATACTACTATGTATCCAAGACAAGGTGATAAATAAAAATTACCCCTGTCAGATGACATGAGTTGTTCTAGTTGCCATGTAGGGATCAGTATTGACTGTTGAGACCAGCCTGTACCGTTACAAGCCTCGATAAGAATAGCATCATAGTTCTTATAACTATCTTTAAGATAGATCACTGGTTTACCATTTTTTAATACAGCGTTACGATAAAAGACAACTCCTGCTTCTGTGTTAGTTCCTGTTATATTTGTGCCCTCTTTAGCCAGTCTTTCCCAGTCAACTAATGGTGTAATAATTGGGTTCTTTTGTCGTATACCTTTTTTTAAAATATTAAGTTGCTTATTTAGTTCGCTTTGGTTTGTCTCTATAGTGCTACTAATAGACTGAATTTCTGTATTTACTTGCCCTATTTTTGTATTGATAGAATTCAAATCAGAACCCATATATTTATCAAGGTTGTTAAGGCTTTCTGTGATTTCCTCTTTGGTAGCGATGATTTGTTTATCTATTTCTCGTCTTTTGTCGTTCCACTCAGATAATCGTAGAAATTCACCGCCAGCTATTTCAGTTATCTCACCTCTGACACGCATTACATCATTTCTCATCTGTTCAATATCATGCACTGCATTTTGAGCAAGTAATGTATTCCCTGCTAGTTCTTCTGCTATATGAAAATGTTGTGTCTGCTGTATGTTTAAGTCCTTAGCAGTCATAATAGAGCTGTCTTTCCAGTCAACTAAAGGAATAGCTGTGGTATCCCTATAAATATACAAAGGTTTTACCTCTGTAGGAGTTACAACAAATTCTACTGTGCGTCCATCCACTGTGTAGTCCTTGTCGTACTCTAATAGCTTCCCATCAACTTCTACCTTTACAAAGTCTCTTGCAAGGTAGTCGAAGCCGAAGTTATAGCTACGCTGTCCCACTACGGTCTTAGTGGTAAGTCGTGGTATCATGTATTATTGTCCTTTCATTTGTCGATATTCATTGTATAAATTAGCTAACTCATCGTCGCTTAAGTCCTCTGCATTGCGTCCTTTGAGTGCCTCAGGTTTCTCTGCATTGAGCCCCTCGGTCAACTCTTTACGCTTCTTAGGATCTTTAAGGAGTTCCTGAATTGATGGTTGATGTACTTGAGCCTGTGGTTGTACTTGAGGTTTAGCTACTGTGATACGTCTAGCGTTCTCCTCTTCAACTCGTTTAAAGTCTTGTTGCTCCTTATGAGCCATATCAGCCATACCTGTAAGGAATATTTGGATAGGCAAGTAGCGATCAAGAGGATAAACAGCAGTCAAAGCATTTTGTCCTTTACCATTCTTTTGATTATCTTCAAGTGCTCCAATAGCTTCTAAGCCAGTGCGTGCACCATTGAATAATCTTATAGCACTCCCTAGTACTGCGAATTGCTTAGCTCGGTCAGTTATACTATCAATCAACTGTCCATCTTCAGTCCACTCAGGGCGGTCTACAGTAGTTCTAGCGGTGCTCCCTCGTCCGAAGATAAGCGAACGTGCGTCATCTCCAAAGGATAAAGGAGACAAAATAGAGCTTCTTGTCAAACCAGCAGTGATGATATTGTCAGCTGTAAAGGTTTTGTCTAGGAACTTTTGTTTACGCTTTTCGTCATTACCATACATATACTCTGCTTGAGCTCTCATACGGATAGCCCATAGCATACCGCCTGAAAGAATGGTAGCAAGTGTTTGGATAGTGTCCTCTCTTTGCCAGTGCTCCATAGCTCGCATTAAGTGGTTATTGAGTGCCATTCTTGAGAATGCTTTAAACTGCATAAGAATTGGTAAGATGTGCCCAGTCAATCTCGTATTACCTGCACTAAAGTGAGGCTGTAAGATTGCGTCCATAGAGTGCTTATCAAGGAATGCATGGAATTTGATATAACTCATATTGTCATTCTTTTGCCATTCTCTAAGGCTCTTCCGTAGAGCTGTAGGATCATTATGGTCTAAGTCCGACAAATAATGTTTTACTGTAGCTTTAAACTCAGGTATATTGTCTATACCTACACGCTTAAATGCTCGTTCACTAAAGAGGTTCTTTCTGAAAGTACTTGAGAACTCATCATTAGCCCAGTCAATTATGTCAGGTACTAAGTCTGCCTTAATTGATTGAATACTATGATTAGTGATTTGCTGTACTTGAGACAAAGTAGAAGTCAATCTTGCTCCTACACTTATTCCGTCATGTGTAGCTCCTAGAGCCTCCATATGCAAGCCTGCAATGTTATTCTCAAGGTAATTCCTGTCGGTTACTATTGGGTCAAACCAGTTGCTTTCCGACATATATGTACCAATTTCCATTTTTCTAAAGTCTGCTAATTGCTTAGCTGTAACAAACTTAGAGTGTTTCAAGTCATGAATAAAATCATGTAAGCGTGGAATGAAATGAGTGAAAGCTCTAGCACCTACTTTAGATACAGCCCCTGCGTGTTCTGCTAAGGCTGACAAACCGAAGTTCATGCCATTCATTGCATAAGAAGCGTCCAATAAGACTTTCTGTAGTCTATCCATAGCTTGCTCAGGTTTAGGAATAACGTCCTCGAATATGCGTGCACCAGTGATATGATGGAATGCTCTGTGAAAGTCCTCATAACTCAACTGTGCCTCTTTATCGCTAATATAGCCTAGCTGTACGGCTTGCTCTAGTTCATTCTTGATTTTTGTATCAAAACGATGTGCTAGTGCTCCGACATCATCAACTCCTGTTACTTGCTTGATTGCTATTGCACCGCTTGAGCGGTTAGAGACATAATTCATATGGTTCATGATATTAGTATCTCGTAGGTCTGTATCAAAACTAAAGACGTCATTAAGAGCTTTCTCAGTAGTACCACCGCTTAACTTAAGTGGAACTGTTAAGCCAGTGTTCATTGGCAAGCGTCGCTTAAAGTAAGCAAGCCTTTTGTCGCCTTTAATGTCTTTCATTTCGCCATCGTCAAAGTGATGTTGTCCAGCTCTCATGATGTGATCTGCGTAGGCTTCTGCTTCAGTTCTTAAGTCAATGCCCTCATCTAGTCTTTCTCTGTCTACAGCTCTCTCAATGTAATGTATTAAGAAATTTCTCTTAGCTTCCTCATTAACGAATTTCTCCGACAATAAATTTAACTTGTCTTTAGATACTCGTCTGTAGAGCTCAGGGCTTCCATCGAAGTCCTCACTGACAAGTCCTGATTGCTTAAGGTTCTTTAAATCCCACTCACGGAAGTCTTTAACGTGTTCTACAGCTTCATTGATTGTCTCTCCATAATGAGATATATCTTTTCCGTCTCTGTACTTTTCATGGTAAGCCTTGCTGACTACCTCATTAAATTCCTCTTTAGCGTGCTTAGGTGTAAACCATTGACGTCTAGGACGCTCAAAGTACCATTTCTTAAAGTCATTCTCGAATACTGCTAATTTTATTTTGTAGTCTTTCTGTACTACTTTCTTAGCAAGTTCTATAGGAATACCGATGTTATTCATGCGGTCTCTAGGATCAAGTAGCATTGTCTTAGCGAAGTGTCGCATGGTATCTGATGGGCTATTCGCTAGATGTCCGTAAGTAGTACCAAAGACTTTATTAAGTTCTGCTTTTTGTTTGATTGCTCCTTTGTTACCTAGAGCTCCTTGAGTTTCCATCATTACTTTTTCAGGGCTTGATACACCACCTTGTCCCATATATAAGTAATCGTCCTCAGGCTTAATTTCTGTCTTAATGAGTGCCTGTGCAGGCTTATCTGAGTGTCCAGTTGCTTCTAAAGGTATTTCATCGTCAGGCTTAAGTCCTACGTCTATAGAGCTCTCAGGAAGCTCAGGAGTGTGTGTGACAAAGCCCTCGTCTATGAATGGTATTTCTTCATCATCTGCTAGTGGTATATAGAAGTTGTTATCTTCTGCATTTACCGCATTAGCGATAACTGACGTGTTCGACAAATCTACATCATTGACTGATACTGAGCCATCATTATGCTTAGTGATGTAAGGTCTTGATGTGTAGTCGTAAGTTTTCTCTAGTCGTCCATAGTAGTCCTTAAGACTTGCATAGTCCTTAAGTTTAGACTTGAGTTCGCTGTTAGACATTCCGTAGAAGTCTCTAGCTTCTTTCCACTCATTACTTGTCTTATGGTGCAATAAGTGTTCAGCCCATTCACCTTTATTTGTATAGCCTTTGGCTTTCACAAAGTCAGCTTCACTAATTTTAGGTAAGACAATCTCATCGGCAACTTTAGTAGGTGCTTTAGGTACTGCTAAGTCAGAAGCCTGCATTAGTGCTTGTTCTGTCTCAGCTTCTATTTGTCGTCCTAATCTATCCATTGCTGGTGTAGCACCTACAGCTGTCTTGTGTTCTCCTCCTACAGAATGGAAGTAGCGGGCTCCTGCCCCCATACCAGCACCGAATAGAAATGCTGTAGTATAGTCAGGAGTGTAACCACCATACTGTTGAGCGACATATTGGTCTCCCATATTGATTAAGCCATTGGCAAGCCCTAGCTCAGCCATTTGGAATACTTTATTAGCTCCTAGGTTGGCTAGTGTTCGTGTACCTAAGCGTGCTATCATTTTACCGATGAGTGCTTCTTGACCTACTGCTGGTATAAAGTTAAGAGGGTCTGCCACTGTACCTAAAATACCACCGATACTCTTTAAGCCGTATCCAGCTTTTTCTACTCGTTCTTGTCTAGCAAAGTCATCTCGCTTTTGCTGGATAAGAGCCCCTAGTTGAGCTTGAGACTTAGCATTAGCAAGTAAGAAATGTCTTGTCTCAAGATCATTAGGGAAGTACTTGTCGATTGCTTTTAGGTCGTTTTCATTAGGTGTCCAATTAGTGTCTAGTGGTTTTATCCCTTGGGCTTCATTCATAGCTAACCCAGTACGAAGCAATGCGACTGAACCATTGTTATACCATTCATTCAAGAAGCTGTCCTTAGCTTGCCTCCAGAAGCCACCTGTATTTGTGTCGGCTAGTGGCTCAAAGACATCATCTGAGAAGTCATATACTCGTGGTCCTACACCTTTCTCAAGCCCTGCAAAGCCAGCATAATGTCTACCTACTTTAGCCCCTGCGACATATGTTTCACCTGCAATGTTAGCCATGTCTGTACCATAGTCATCTATATCTTGTTCTCTAGTTTTACTGTTGTCTCTAAAGTAACCATTGTCATACAAGATAGTTGCGTATTCGCCTGCTGAGGTAGCATTGTGAATTTCAGGATAGTGTGCGAAGAAGCCATCATGTAGATATGTAGCGTACTCTTCATTACTATCAAAGTGTCCATAAGTAGCTGTACCATCTTCCTCAGGCTGTAGTCCTGCTCCCTTATGGTAGCCAGTAAGCCCACCATAGTTGTTATCCTCGACTGCTAAGCGTGATGTACCATTGGCACTTTCGTGTACCATATGTGCTATCTGTAGCTTCTTGAAATAGTCTGATGTACCATATTTCTTTTGATATATGTCGGCTATCTCAAGTATATTAGGGTTTATCTCCATATGTTACCTCCTTTCTTTATATACCATAGAATGGAACAGCTCCTGTCGCTTCATCTGCTAAGCGTTCACCTTGAGCGTTCTCTAAGGCTTTATTGTATTGATATGTGCCATCTTCTTGAGCTCGTTCGTCAGCTGTAGTAGCACTTAAGTATTGATAAGCTCTGTAGCCTATATCCTGTGGATAATAAGCTAAGCCCTCCATAGAGCCTGCTTGTCGTACATATACAACGTCTTGGTCGGGATCATAGCTTATCCATGAGCCAGCTCCTTGTTT